TTATTTAATTTTTTCCATTTCTTCTCTTATTTTCGAAATATTTGTGTGGGTATACCTTTTTGTCATTTTGATATTAGTATGACCTAAAATTTCTGTTATTACATTTTCATTAGTTGAAACATCGGATATCATTGTTGCAAATGTGTGCCTTGTATCGTGTATTGTGTGTTGCATACCGAGGCTTTCTATTATTTTCACAAAGTTATGTGTCCTGAAGTTACTATACAGATAATACCCTGTCTCAGATATATTGGGGATAACATATTCTGTTTTATTTTCCATTCTTTTAAGGATGAGTGGTCGTATCTTAGGGTGTATTGGAATTATACGATTTTTACCTGCTGTTGTTTTGCTACCTCCGATGATAGTATTTTCTTCGAGATTTACATTTTTTTTAGGTAATTTTAGCAATTCATTTATTCTCATACCTGAATAAATTAATATAAGTATCACATCAACATAATCAAGCTTATCTAAATTGTCCCACAATAGTGAAATTTCTTTTTCAGTAAATATCTTTCTTTCTATTTTATTTTTATGCTTAGGGAGTTTAATAAATTGACTGTAGTCTTTATCAATTATATCCATTTGCATAGCTTTTTTTAATACAAGTCCTATAAATGCTTTTAAATTCTTTAATGTTCCTGTTGAAAGATTATCTACCAAACTAGAAATAAAACTCTGGAACTCAATAATTTTTAACTCTTTTATTTTTTTGTTATGTAGTGGTTTTAGATATTTGGAGTATAGTTTGTAAGCAGAAAGTGTTCTTTTTCCAACTTCTTTTTTCTTTTCTTTCATAATGATATCTATAACATCTCCAAATAAAATATCATCTAAATCAACATCATACGGATTAAGATTATATTCAGCAAGTGCCTGCATAGCCTCTCTTCTATTTTGAAAGTATCCTATGTATTTAAAAATTTGTTTTCCTTCATCACTATATCCTGCAGTAATCCTAACACCGAATGGTTTTCTTCTTTTTTTACCCAGATTGATAACTGAGCCATATCCGTTTGGATTTTTCATAAAAAAATCACACTCCTTGTATTGAATTTTTAAGGTTTGTGTGATATACTTTTACTGGTGTTTGTGAGTATATCACATATTATTTAGCCCCTATTGCCGTAGGGGTTATTTTTTTTTACCATTTTTGTAAATGCTTTTCAAGAATATTTTTAAAATCAATATTATCAATCCTGTCAATTAAATCAGTTGGAAGTTTTGTTATTTTTATATATTCAGTAATAATATCCACATTTAGATTTTGAAAAGGAATATTTAAAGCTGCTTTAATTTCATATAACATTGTTCTAACTAAAAATGGATTATCTAAAATTACGCACAGTGATATTATCATTGAAAAAATATCATTTCTTCCTACTTTAGTATAAAAATCACTTCCTTTCATTAAATTATAAGGATTTAATACAAAAACTTTATTTTGGATTAACTCGTATTTTGATTCTGTTCTATAGGTTATAAATTTTGCATTATGTGCAATTTTATTTCTAAATTTTCTAATGATACTAATAAAACTTTTAAACATTCTGAAATAATCATCATCGGTAAAAGTTGATATTTCAAAAAATCTTTTAATGAAATTCAATTTTATATTACTTTCTAAAAAAGTGTGCAGATTAATACAATCATTAAAACTAACATTTTTAAATAATATCCATGCTGGTATGTGGTTATGATTCTTTCTGTAATGCTTTGTTGGTTCATCGTTAGTGTGTGAAGCTACATTTGTTATGTTTCTTAAAACAGAATTTAATTTTGGTCTATTTCTCCTTGAATAAGAAAAATTATTTATATCTAAATAATCATTCATATGTACGTCATAGTTTTCACATAAAATATATGCTAATTTTGTTTTAAAAGAATTTTCAGCATACACACTATATTTAAAAAGTATATTTTGGAAATTCCTATCAAATATTTTGAAATAAAATAAGTCAACTAACGATATATTTTTAAAATTTTGATTATTTGTAAAACAGTCTTGATAACCATTTACTAAATCATAATAAGAAAGACTTTCAAGTAAAGTTTTATCTATTCTCGTATCATTACTGCATGCGATATTGTGTTCATTTAAAAGTTTATTTATCTGTTGATCATAGGTTAAAAAAGGTTTGTCATAAGCCATAAAATCCTCCTGTAAAAAAAAATCTCGCTATATACTAGCAAGATTTTGACAGTCCGAGGATCAAGAATAATCTTGAAACATCAAGGACAAAGTGATCTCTTGCATTAAGTATAATATAAAATTTAAACAATGTCAATAGTTATTCTAAAATTTTTACACTATCACCTTTTTTTATAGGAGATATGTCCAAATATTTTATGTTAGAAAAATCTTTTTCTTCAACATTTAATTCAACAGCTTTTTTTTCCTTTCTTATGAGAGTGATTGGCTGAAAAGGATTGATTTCATTAACAATCATCTTCTTGCAGATGGAAAAATTATCATACACTCTATCAATTTCCAATTCATCTTTTATGATTTCAATATTTCCAAGTGATTTTCCATCTAAATCAAAAATTTCATCCCCTACTGTAGAAATTCTTATTTCCTGACCCTCAAAAGCTCCATCATTTGAGCCATAATTAATAATTATATTAAATTTATTAATTATATCTATTACTTTATAATCTTCGTGATCCTTTTTCATAAGCAAATCTCCTTAACTATTTCTTTTTTCTGTGGCAATGATATTCCCCAGTTTTTCTGTTTGTATGGCAACCCTTGCTGTCTGTTCTTCCTCTGTGAGCAAAAGTTAGGCTTGATGTTACAGTAAATACAGCTAATAATAAAATAATTGATTTTTTCATTTTCTATTCCTCTTGAAATTTTTTTTATATTATCAACCTCAATATCCGTTTTATCTGCCTATTTTATTTAATATAATCTTTTCCTTCAAAAATTAAATGATTGATTTTTTCCGTTTTGGCATCAAATTCAACGATAAATTTATTTCTTAGCATTGCTCCAAATGAATTTTGAGAATCAACATAACTTTGAACTGTTACGATTCCATTTTTTTACTAAATCTCCATTCATCTAATCCTGGAAATTTTGCAGTAGAAGGTGCTTTCAAAATATTCTTAATTCTTAACTCAATATTTCGTCTATAATTATCGGCTTCGCTACGTGTTATAGTATCATCTTTAATATTTCCAAGAACTTTTCCTTTAAGGTAATAGTCTTTATCTACGTATCTAACAGAATAAACTGTGTCATCTGGATTAGTGTAAACCATAACAAATCCATTTGAAAATTCAGTAGTTACTCGAAATGCTTTAGTGTTTTCACCTCTGTTACTGTCAAGGTCAGAATCTCGTTTAATTTCATATTTTTCAATCCCCACCTTATTAAGTGTGTCATGTATGTTGGTTTCAAGTTTTGAGCCTTGTTTTACTCCACTTTCTTTTTCAGAGTTAGAGTGGTTCATTACGGTTAAAACAACACCAATAAAAATCACAAGAATTATAAATCCGAGACAACCTAAACACCCTTTTTTCTGATTTTTCTGTTGATTTTTTATATATTCGTTAGTTTTTGTATGTTTTGTTTTTTGCTCATAAAAACTATTAGTTCCGTTCAGAATTTCAGATTTTTTCTTATTAAATTCTTCTTCAGTTATAATTCCTTGATCCATTAAATTTTTAAATTTTAATATCTCATCAGCTTGAGAATTGTTATCTAACAATCTTATTCATCTCCTTTCAAAAGATTTTTGTTTTTACAAATACCTAATCAAATTATTCAACATTTTTCTATTTTCATCATTTACCAAGTCATTTGGAATCAAGTTTCCAAATACCAGTGCTGCAGCAAAGTAGTTTGCTTCATTTTCAAGTTTTTCTGTCCCAAACAGGTAGTTTTCTTTCATGAATACTACGCTTTCAAAGTTCTGGAATGAATGCCCAAGCTCGTGGGAACAGATTATTCGCCTAGTCAGTTCATCATACCTTGAGTTGATTATGATACATTTTTCTTTGTTTACTTCGCAGTACATCCCAAAAAAGGATTTGAAGTTGTCTTCGTAAATGATTTTTATATTTAACAAATTGCACAGTTCAAACGGATCATTAGTTCCGTATTTTGCTATCAATCCTATTGCAATTCTTTTAAACCTGTCCTTGCTCCTCAATCTACCCACTATGCTACTCCTTTTCTTTGTTTTTTCGCTGTTTTAGCAAAATATCTATAACCAAATTCTTGAAAACTGCCATGTCGTGGTCGTCATCTTCAATACCATTGAAAAATAAAAGTTTATTTGTCTGAGTCACTTTTTCAAATTCTGCAAGTTCTTCAGCTGTCAATACGCTTGTGTCAACAACTGGTGGTGTTTCGGGTTTTTGTACAACATCATCCCAGCCCATTAAATAAGATGGGGTAGTTTTCAAAACCTCAGCTAATGGAGAAATTTTATCAATTCCCATATTTTTAACATCATTAGATTCATATCTTGATATTAAACTTTCAGAAACATTTAGTTTTTCTGCAACTTGCTTCAAGGTCAACCCCAATTCTTTTCTTCGAGCCCGTATTCGCTCATTAATTTTCATTGATCTAACCTCCTTATTTTTATATTTAAATTATACCACATCTTTGAATATTTGCAAGTATTTCTCGGAAAAAATGTAAAAAAACTTGAAAAAATTCAAAAAAAGTGTTGACAAAGATAAAATTATTTGTTATTATATTCTTGAGGATATTCAAGAAAGTGAGGTGAGAAGATGATTAATGTGTTAAAAATAAAAGGAAGAATAAGAGAAAAAAACTTAACTCAGGAAACTTTAGCGGAAAAAATGAATCTTAATCCAAGTACTCTAAACTATAAAATAAATGGTAAAAATGGGGAATATCTAACTATTGCCGAAGTAGAAAAATTGATAGATATTTTGGAGATACCTAGATCAGAATTAGTAGTCTATTTTTTTTGTTAATTTACTTGAGTAAACTCAAGAAAAAATGAAAAGATAAGTATGACAAACATCTAAAAACTAGAGAAGAGGAGAGTGATCGAATGAAAAGAATTTTTAAATTAGGTTTATTATTTTTAATAGGAATTTTGATTTACCTAAAAGAAGTAATAGCGACATTACTGCTTTTAAAACTTACAAATTTTGAAACGGCTTTAATATTCAGTATATCGCTATTAACAAGTACAATTAATTTGAAACATAATAAAAATTTATTTTCTTTTGTTGATAAAATAATCGTCTAAGATATTAATAATAGCTTTAGAGAATTTATCAAGATAACTTTTCATGTTTTCATCGTCAGTATATTTAGCTATAAATGCTTCAGTAAGACTTTTTATCAAATTTGCGTAAGGAATAGGAGCAATATCTAATATAGTTAAAACAAGGCATACAAATATAATGAAAATTTTATATGAAATAAAGATTTCTTTACCTTTTACTGAAGGATTTGAAGAAATACTGTCATATTCCTCTTTAAAATCATTTATTTGATTTTCAGAAAAAGTTTCTTTTATTTCTTTTTCATAAGTTTTTAAAAAATTTTGAAATTGTTTTAAACCTTGAATCTGCTGTTGATGATACTCCTGTAAATTATTTGAAAAATTTCGGCAAAATTTTACAGTATCATAAAAGTTAGGAGTTTGCTGCAAAAATAATTTAAATTCTTTAAACTGTTTTAAATAAGCAGATAAATTTTTTAACTGTTCTAGTGTATTTTTATCTAGATCCAAAAGTAGCACCTCCTTTCGTGTAAAAGATTGTTTTGGCGAATAATATTATAACACGAAAATGGGGATGTAAATAAATATAAAAAATAAGAACAGAGAGAGTGATTAAATTTAAAGATTTTATAATAATATTTATAGTTTCATATATTTAGCAGAATTTAGAACATCTCAAGATAGAACTGAAAAAAATATAGAGAAAATAAAAAAAGATTTGTATGAGTTAGATTATATCGAAACCCAAAGACTGATAGAAAATCAAAGAGCACTAGATATGCTCTCTGATATAAACAATGGTTTGCCAAAGAAAATAAGACGCAGTAAGTATAGAAATTATCCTTTTAACAGTTTAACAGTTATAGGAAGTTTAAAAAATAAATGCTGGATAAAATAAGAAAGCGAGAGTGAGTAAATGAACATATTAGATGAATGTGGACTGTATAGAGTTTTTAAAAGAAGAGGGAATGATGAGGAAATGGAAAAATTAAATCAACTCTTGAATGAAAAGAACATCACAAGAGAAGATTTAATCTTAATACTTAAATGTTTAGTGTTGAAATATCATAACCTTTAAAAAAGAGAAAGCGAGAGTGATTTAAAATTATGAATAAATTACAAGTTATAAATGACGAAAGATTTAAAATCTTCAGTAAGGAAAATTTAGGAAGTGTGAGAACAGTTTTATTAAATAATGAACCATGGTTTTGTATAAAGGACATTTGCGATATTTTAGGATTAACAAATCCTACGGTAGTTACACAAAGATTAGATGAAGATGAAGTGACTAAGTTTAACTTAGGGAGTAAAGTTGGTATTACAAATTTTACAAACGAAAGCGGACTTTACACTTTAATTTTAAGAAGTGACAAACCTGAAGCGAAACCATTCAGAAAATGGATAACATCAGAAGTTATTCCGGCAATAAGAAAAACAGGAAAATATGAAGAAAAGCCAATGACATCGGCACAGTACTTATTACAACAAGCACAATGGATGGTAGAGGCGGAAAATAGAATGAATAACATTGAAAATGATGTTGCCCAAAATAACCAAATCTTGGGAAATATGAAAAAAGATTTAACGAGAATAGAACATAACGAGAGAAGAACTGTAACAAGCAACCATTTGACAGTAATCGCTTATGCAAACATGAAAGGAATCAAACCTAACACATATAATTCCAGTGTTATGGGAAGAAAAGCAACTAAGGTATGTAGAACTAGAGGATTGCTTACAGGTACGGTTGTGGATAGTAAATATGGGCTTATTAATACATATCCTTTGGAAGTGTTGGATGAAATATTTTTTGGGTAGATTAAAAAAGAGACGAGTACTGCAAACATCTAAAAAAATGTTGGCTGGAACGAGGAAATTTATTATAAGAAAGTGAAATGGAAAAAGAAAAGAGGTATGAGAAATGACGATTAGAGAAATAACACTTATCATAAATTTAATAACGCTTGTTTATTCTATAGGCGGATTGGTAGCAAACACAATAATGGTAAGAAAAGGAATAGACACTTCAACTTTTGCTGAAGTGTTCATAATTTCAAATTCAATGTTGGGTGCAGTAAATTTAATGTTTATAATTCTTTCAAACTTAATCGGAAATGTTGTAATCAATTTTTAAATCTTCACATATTGATTTATACTCTTTTAGCATTAGCAAAGAGATTTTATCGTATAAGTTCATAATAGAATCTAAGTGTTGAGACAAATAAGAATCATGGCTTATCTCAGATAAATCATTAGAATTTTCTAGTTCATATGAAGCACTGGATATTGTGAGATAAGCATTAAATTGAGGAATTAAAACTTGAACATTGCTAGGAACTAAATGGACATTATTTTTAAGCGTTTCTAATGTTGTTTTGTAAATTTTCAAATAAGGGAACAACTCCCCGGAATTAACCCTATTTGTAGGTATTTTGTAAGATTTGTATTCCAAATATTCTTGTAAAAAAGGGACATAAAGATTAGTTATTTTACTTTCCTGCAATCTAATTTTTTCTTTTCTGTTAAACATTTTCTCTTGATGAATAAGAAAATTTTTAGACTGCTTATAAATAGCTAAAACAGAAACTATATTTACCAAAACACCAAGCAAGTTTATGACGTTGCTAAATAAATTATTATTTGACATAATGAACACCATCCTTTTTATATAATATATCTTTATTATATCAAAAAGGATATATAAAAACAATAGGAGGAGAAATGAAAAAGCAAATACTATTGAAAATACCTGAAAATTTGAAAATTCAACTTCAAAAAGAAGCAAAAGAAAAAGGATTATCGTTGAATGGTTATATAACTAATTTATTGTGGAATGTAATTGAAAAAGAAAAATCACATAAGGAGAGTGATAACAATGCAAACATTTGAGAAACACCTTTGGACAACAGAGGAAATACGTACGTTGAAAACATTAAGATTTGAATTGGAGTTAACATATGACGAAATAAGTAAAGCGTTGAATAGAACTAAAATGAGTTGCTATGAAGCTGTTCGGAGAATATTAGCAAACGAAAGGGAAGATCATAGAAGAGAAGTAGCACAAAGAGAAGGACTGGTTATAGAACTGGCAGAAAAAGGGATAAGAAGAATTGATATCGCTGAAAGATTAGGAATAACGAAACAGAGAGTATACTACATATTAAAAAAGCACCGTTAAGGGCTAAATAATAACAAACACCAAAAAAAAATTAAGGGACGGCAATCCCGGAAAGGAAAAACTACTATGGAAAATTTGGAATCTTGGATAAATAAACAAGCGTCAAAATTGCAGTTGTCAATTAAAGAAACAGCAGAATTTATTGGAAAAGGGCAACAATATGTAAGAATGGGCCTACAGACAAGAAGACTTAATTTTGGTTCAGCAGTTCAAACTAGAGAGCCAACCAGAACTAGACCTCGTGGAGCTTGGGATTATGACATACAAAGAATAAAAGTTGAGAGATATGTCGGTATGAGTTATAAGAAATTTTTGGAATTAAAATATGCAAATTAATGGAGAGTGAGTAAAATGAGAGCTAATAACTTTGATTATTTGAAAATGGTAAATGACAATAACGAGAAAGTAAAAAAAGAAATAGAATATAAAAAATTGAGTAACAAAATTAAGAGATTTATTAAAACGATAAGGGGGAGAAAATGATAAAAAATATAATAAAAATAATTATAACAATTGCAATAACTTGTCTAGCTGTTAAGTATGCTAGATTAGAAAGAGGGAACAACTTTATAGGCGGAGAAGTATTCACGCCCCTATACTGTTGGGGATGTCTTTGGGGAATACCAAAATTATTGAAAAAATAGGAGGAATAATGTTAGATGTTGAAATCAGAAAAAGAATAGTAAAAATTTTAGAATTAGCATTAGAAAAAAATGGGAATACAAAAATTTGGGTAGATTATTCAGGGCATGTGGATTTTTTGACAGTTAGAGTTATTGAAAATTATGATAGTTCTATTGATCAGGAATATACAATATATAAAAGATTTATGAATTTGAATAATAAAAGAGACCATAAATCTAATATAGAGGAATTAGATAAAGTTATAAAAATGTTAGAGTCGATTGAAACAAAAAAAGTCGATATTATAAATAATACCGACCAAATAATAAAATCTTCAGTTTAACTTACATATTTATTTTACATAATTTATTTAAAACTGTCAAGATTTAAATTAAAAAAAAGAAAGGATTTTATAAAAAATGAATTTAGCGGTAAACAGAAAAGAACTCTTAAAAGCAGTACAAGTATTAAAATCTTTCGTTCAAAAACGCAAAGGTATCAAGTATTTGAATCAAATAGAATTGGAAACTAATGAAAAACGTGAGTTCTTATTATTAAAAAATCAGAATTTAAAGACAACTGTACAAATAATGTTAAAGGCGGATATAAAAGAATTTGGAAGTATAACTGTAGACTATGTAGAATTAGAAAATATTTTAAAATTCCAAACATCTGAAATTGTGTTTTTAGGATCAGAGGAAGAAAGATTGATTATCTCAAATGGAGACAAAAACAAAAGTATACTGAACAGAATATATACTAAACCTGTAAGTACACTTTATGATAATTTTGAAGGAACACATATAATTTTAGAAAAAAATAAATTCATGGATAATTTAAAAAAGGTATCAATATCGGCTAGTAAAGAGATTGAAAATGTAGCAGTTCATGGAGTTAGAATAGAAACTACTGGAGAAGCTATTAATTATGTTGGAACTGATACATATAGGTTAAGTTATTTAACAAATACATTTAATTCTGAAAAAATTAATCTAACATTACCATTAAATATTGTAAATGGATTAATTAAAGCTGAGAAATTGTGTACTAAAGATTCTCTAGCACTTTCTGTTGAGAATAGAATTATAAGGATAAATTTAGGAAATGTTATCATCCAAACAGAAATAACAGATTTACAATTTCCAGATTATAAAACAATTTTAGAAAATACAAATTATAATAAAAAAATATCATTAAGTACAAAAGAATTTAAAGATGTCCTAAAAAGAGTGTTAAATGTTTGTAAAAGTAATAAAGAAAGTAAAAATGGAGCAATATTTAATTTTAGAAATAATAAAGTGACAATAACAGCTAATAATGAACAAACGAGCTTAGAAGAGGAAATAAGCACCTTACAAAAAGGGGAAGAGGTTAGAATACATTTGAATGTTAAATTCCTGCTTGAATTTGTAAATACGGTAAAAGATAAAATAATAGAAATTCATTTATTGAATCATACAAGTTCGGTTTTATTGAATCCTGAAAATAATAATGAATACAAGTACTTTACAATGCCTTTGGCATTAAGAGATTAGGAGGAATATTGGAATACAGGGTAATACAATCAGGAAGTAAAGGAAATGCCGTGATTATTAATAACAATATTTTAGTTGATTGCGGAGTTCCTTATGCAAAATTAAAAGATTATTTGAAAGATATAGAATATCTTTTCATTACTCATAAACATTCAGACCATTTGAAAAAATCTACATTCAAGAGTATTAGGAACAAATGGAAACATATTAAGATTTATTCAAATTATGAAGTGGCTATGGAAGTTGGGAAAAGAGAGCTGGAAAAGATTTTAAGTACAGAAATTAGTTATCAAATTGGAGAAATGGAAGTAATTCCTTTTGAATGTATACATGATGTAGTAACAACAGGTTATGTATTCAAAATAGGCGATAATGATGTAATTTATGCAACAGATACATCAACGCTTGAGAATGCTCCTGATATTAAATATGATTATTTCTTTATTGAGAGTAATCACGATGAAAAGAAGATTGAATTAATTATGAACGACAAATCATATAAGTATGACGCTTTTCAGAATGCTAAAAGACATCTTTCAACACAAAGTGCAAAAGCGTTCTACTACATGCATAGAAAAAATAGCGATAGTAAATTTATAGAATTACATAAAAGTGAGAGATTTTATTAAAGAATAAAAAAAGGAGAAAATGAATAGAAATGGAAAAATTAATTTTACCGAGAAAACGAAAAAAAGAATCAAAACCAGGAAATTTAGTCGTAAGAGTGAGAATGGATACATACGAAATTATAAATGAAATAAAAGAAGCAACAGGTTTTTCTGCTTCAAAAGTTGTGAAACTGTTAGTAGATTATGCTTATGATAATATTGAATGGGAAGAGGAGTAAGAATATGAATGAATTGATGAATATTAATGAAACAGAGATTGTTGAATTTGAAGTTGGGAAGATAAATTTTAATGCTTATGAGTATATAAAAGAGAAGGCATTAAATTTAAGTGAGAATTTAAAAAAAGTTGAAGTAACAGAAAAAAATATCAAGGAATCTAAAAAAGTGATAGCAGAAGTTAATAAAGATGTGAAAAAACTGGAAGATTATAGAATCAAGATAAAAAAAGAGATGTTGAAACCTTATAATGACTTTGAAGCACAAGTAAAAGAGATAGTGACAATTGTAAAAGAAGCTGATAATATTGTCAGAAGTCAAATACGAGAAATGGAAGAAACTGAAAGAAATAATAAAAAAACTGTAATCAAAGAAATGTTTGAAGATAAAGTGAAACATTATGATTTTAATGATGTGATAACTTTTGAGAATTTCTTTAAAGAAAATATGGCTAATAAAACAACTTCGCTAGATAAACTGGAAAACGAATTGTCTGACTGGTTAGAACAAAGAAAAATGGATATTGGAGTTATAAAGAATCTTGGAGATAATGAGATTTTAAAAGAATATTTGGAAACATTTAACTTAGCACAATCTATTGAGAATGCAAAAGCAAGGGAAGAAAAGAATAAAAAAGTTGAAGAAGTTATGAAGAAGGCAGAAAAATCTGATAAAAAATACATTTTTATCATATCAGATGAAAAAGACGCAAAATTGACTGAAATGTTATTAAAAGAAAATAAAATCAAATATATTATGGAGGAAAAATAGATGGAATTATTAAAAGATTTAGAATTAGTACAAGTAGTTTATGAAAATGAAGGAAAAAAAGCAATTATGACTTTTTTACATGAAGAAGCTGGAGAAATAAGAGAAGTTAATTTTAATAAACAAAGCTGGTCTGGAACTCAAGCGAAATTTGTTGATGATCCTGAAAAAGCTGAGAAAGTAGAGAAATGGTGTCGGGAATATTTTAATTGTGATTTTGATGATTTACATAATTGTGTAGGAGTTAGAAAAGATATATATGATTACAATACATATTGCAGTTTATGGGAAACAAGCTCGGTTGATAAGTTTACTGATGAGGAATTAGGACTGATTGATGAAGCTGTAATCAAAGAAATTAAGTTAGATGATGTAGGAATTAAAATCCATATTGAATATGAAGGAAAAATCTATGAAAATAAAATGGTTTATGCCAAATGGGTCGATGGAATGAAAAAATTCTTTATCAATCCTCAGGAAAAAGTGAAAAAGTTAGAACAATTTAAAAATAAATTTGGTGTAGATGTAGAAAATAAAGATGAATTAATAGGTCGAACTGTAATGTTTGAAGTAAAAAAAGCTGGTGGTAGATTCATATGGGTAGATATTAAGCCATTAGTTAAGAAAAATAAAAAGAAATAGTAATTATATAAAGGGATGTCAAACGATGTCCCTTTATTGAAAGGATTGATGTATGGAAAATCTATTATTTTATGATATTGAGGTATACAAGTATGACGCTTTTGTGGTTTTTAAAGATATAAATAAAAATACATTGAGAATATTTCACAATGATTTTGGAGAACTTCGAGATTTTATAAAAGGTAAAACTCTAGTTGGTTATAACAACTACTTTTATGACGACTTAGTTCTTACAAAAATGATAAGAGGTTGGAGTAATTATCAATTAAAAGAATTTAATGACAGAATTATCTCTGGAAATAACGCAGATAAGGAAGTGGATAGCTGCATAAATAGTCTTGACTGTTTCCAGCAAATTAATGTATCTAAACCAGGGTTAAAGAAAATTGAAGGAAATATGGGTAAAATGATACTTGAAAGTAGTGTACCGTTTGATATAGATAGGAAATTGACAAATGAGGAATTGAAAGAAGCAATGTTTTATTGTGGATATGATGTGGATACAACCATTGAAGTGTATAAACTGAGGGAAAATTCTTATTTTAAGACAAAAGAACTATTGGTAAAAAAACTTGGAAACAGTAAAGCTAAAAAATGGAATACAACAACTATTTCAGGGAATCTGCTTACCACTTCTGGAAAAATAAATAAATGGAGCAGTATCAGAATTGAAGAAAGCCTATTGGATAAAGTTGATTTAGAAGTAAAAGAAATGTGGCTACAGTTGAATGAACCAGCATTTGAATTGAAGACCAAAACAATAACGAAAAAAGAGTTTGGGAATGATATTCAATTTGGATTTGGAGGACTACATGGAGCACCATCTAAGCCAATTAGAGTTAAAAATGTAAAATTATTAGATGTTACGAGCATGTATCCTAATATAATCATTCTGCTAAACGCCCTAGGCCCTGCTACAAGTAAATATATAGATATATTGAACCGTAGGGTTGAGATAAAACATAAAGATAAGCTAGAAAGTGACGCTCTTAAATTAATTCTTAATTCGGTGTATGGAAACTTAAATAATCAATATTCTGTCTTAAATAATCCTCGTGCTGCTTATTCCGTATGCGTTTATGGTCAAATAGCACTGTATGAATTGTGTAAAAGATTATCAGACACTTGCCAAATAATTAATATAAATACTGATGGTGTGGCTTTTACAACTAACTCCACTGAGTATTTGGCAGTAAAAGAGCAATGGGAGAAAGAGTTTAAATTAAATTTGGAAGAAGATAACTTTGATTTGTTTATTCAGAAAGATGTTAATAATTATATAGGTGTAAAAGGGGATTATATCAAATGTAAAGGTGGAGATGTTAATAAGTTTAGTGGTGACAAATATTTTAGTAATAACAATGCTAGAATCATTGATATAGCTGTTGTAAATAAATTGGTGCATAATAAAGATGTACTTGAAACATTGATTGAAAATAGAACTAAGCCTGAATTATATCAGTATATACTTCAAGCAGGAAGAACTTATCAAGGAACTTTTGACCAAGACAATAAGAAATATCAGAATATAAATAGAGTTTTTGCTTGTAGAAACAATGGAATCAACTTGAGTAAGAAAAGATTAGACGGTGGACTTGTTAAGTTTGCCGACGCTCCTGAAAAAATGTTCTTGTGGAATGACGATTGCAGTAAACTAGAAAACTTTGAGAAAATTGTTGATTTGAACCATTATTATCAAATTATAAACAAGAAATTGAAAATGTGGGAGATATAATAGATGTATATAGAGTATAAACCAGGTCAAAAACATGCTGCTAAAAATGCTGAAATATCTGATAATGATACTTACTTTAAAGACGCTGGTTGGTTGTTGACTGATGACGATTTGGTGGTCGATATAGACTGTTTAGATATTGAGACAATAAAAGTATTGCTAAAGTACTTTAACATTCGTACACGGACTGTATGGACTGATAGAGGAGTGCATTTATACTTCAAGAAACCACTAGGATTTCGTGGAGCTGCTAGAGTGTGTCCTCTAGGTTTTAAAATAGAATATAAACATACAGGAAACACTAAAAGCTGTACGATAAAAAGAAACGGAAAACATAGAAAAGTTGAAAGAAATGATGTGAGACAGGAATTACCTGAAATATTCCAAGCTAACAGAAAATTTGAAAGTATGTTGGGCCTTAGTGAAAATGACGGAAGAAATAACGCACTTTTTTCGCATCGTGCTAAGTTGGCAGGGTATGCTGAAGAAAAAAGGATTCTCCATTTTATAAATCAGTACATATTTGCAGACCCCTTAGATGAAAATGAGTTTGAAACAATTATAAGGGATACTGGATTTGAAGCAACAAAAAATGGTGAATATTTGGTAGCTACTAAAATGATTAAAGATTTCAATACTTGTGTTTATAAAAATGAGCTTTATTGTTATAACGGTACTAAATATGAAAACGATGAATTGTCATTAAAACATATGATTTACAGTATGGTTGGAGACCAGAAGACTGCTTATGTGGACGAAGTTTGTAAACAAATGCTGTACAGAAGTAAAAAGATACCGCTAGATACTATTTTTAATATAAAATTTAATAATGGTGTACTAATAAATGGAGAGTTTGTTGAAATTGATGACTATAAGGAATTTACTCCTTACTATGTTGAATTAGATTATAAACCTGAAGCTGAACCAGTTGAAATAGTTGATAATTATGTGGCTCAATTGACTAATAATGATGAGAAGTATAGAGATTTGCTATTTGAAATTTTAGCCCATGGTTTAATTACTGATCCAGAAGTGAAAAGGTCTCTAGCAAAATTTTTTATTTTTGTAGGAGATGGAGGAAATGGTAAAGGAACTTTATTAAGTATTATCAGAAGTATTTTGAACAGAGAGAATTGTAGTGGGTTGAAGATAAAGCAAATGTCAGATGAGAGATATACGTATAGTATGGATGGTAAATTAGTTAATTTAGGTGATGATATTCAAGATCAGCCAATTAATGGCAAGGATATGGAGATGTTGAAAAATATTTCTACCTGTGACTATGTGGAAATTAGAAAAATGTTTAAAAATTCAACGTCAGCAGCTATGACTACAAGTTTGATATTTACATCAAATCACATATTGAAATCATGGGAAAAAGGAGAAAGCTATAAACGTAGAGTTCTTTGGCTACCTATGTACTCCAAACCAAAGAGAAAAGATCCAAGGTTCATTACAAAATTAACTACTCAGAAGGCTTTGGAATACTGGCTAAGATTAATTATTGAAGGGTATAAAAGATTGTATGAGAACGGAGATTTTACAAATTGTAATATCGTGGCAGATTTTAACAGACAATATCATGAAGAAAACAATGGAGCTGAAATATATGTTAAGGATTTAACGAGAGAGGATATTATTGGTAAGACTAATCAGGAAATATACTTGGAATTTGAACAATGGTGTGAAGAAAATGATTTAACAGCGAGTAAAAAGATGTTAAGAGAAGCTATTTATGATATTCATAGGTTGAAAATTAAAGTTGTTAAGAGGAATAAGAAAACTTTTAGAGCGTTTCAACCAATAGATGAAAACAAAGAGTAAACCACAATTATTTTTAATCTATATTTCACATAAATAGAAAGAAAAAGAATTGAATTTTCATTAATAAATTACTTAAATGATGATTGAATTACTTATTAATATATATTATTTATATATAAGTAAGGAAAATCATAAATAACAAGTGTTAGGTTACACTTAAAGTGAAACCTTTTACCCAAACTGTAACCCAAAGTGTAACCCAATAAAATGTTATATAATACTTGTTATAAAATATAATTTTTTATTATTTTTAAAGTATTATATTATATTTATATAATATATACTACTGTTATATAACAGGTGTTGGTTACACTAGTTACACTTGTTTTCAATAAAAGTTTTTCTGGAAATTTGTTTGTTCTCAATTATGGAGAAGAAGTAGTATTTTATATAGGAACTTTAAAAAAGCAAAGTGTAACCGAAACCTTTCTCTGAAAGTATGATTTTTATTGGGTTTGAATAGGTTTCACTTTTTGGAGCTTGAAAATAAGGATGAATTTTGTATTTTGTGATTTATTAGAATATTAATTAATATTAAAATAATAGGAGGAAAAATGAAAAAGGAAAGTGTATTGGAAATAGAATTTACGCCTGTTTGGGATGAATGGGCCTGGAGGATTAGAAAACAAAATGAGGAAGTATTAAATCTTGGAAATTTCAGGGATGATGAATTAAAAGTAATGTCAACTTCATTTATTGATCCTAGTTTTTTGACACTCACTAATTACTTGTTTTTAAAGTCTTCTGATTTGAACAATACTGTAAACATATGTGATGATACAGTTAAAAGAATAATAGAAGACAAGGTGGAAGCTGTCAATGAGAAATATGGTGTTGAGAGAAGGTGGAGAGCGAACAGAGGAGGAGACTATTTTTATATAGACGACCACTGTCTGATTTGTGAGGATATTGATTGTGATTATAATGAAGATAAGGTAAGGTATGATTTTGGGAATTATTTTGAAACAGAAGAAGAAGCTGAGAAATATTTAGAATATATGAAAAAATGCAGTTTAAAATGGCACGAAAGAGAAGAGGAGAAATAGATGGAACAATGGGAAATGATGGCTAAAATGGTCAAGGAATTTTATTTGGCTTTCAATCAGGAAGAATTTTTAAATAAGGATATATCAGAGGAAAGAAAGCACTTAAGAGATTTACTGCTTATGGAAGAAAAAACGGAATACATGAAAGCAGAAATAGAAAATGATACAGTAGGAAAACTAGATGCAGTTGTGGATATGGCTTATGTGTATATAGGAACATTATTAGAGCAATGTAAAGGAAATGTCGATCTTGTTGCGAGAATACTATATTTTGATACGATGGATCCTGAATTGATTGGGATTTTAAATAAAATTGAAAAAAATAATTTTAATGGAATATTTCTTACAGCATTTAAGGAAGTTCATCGTTCTAATATGACAAAATTAGATAAGAATGGCCAACCGGTTTATTATATGGAAGGCCCTAAAAAAGGGAAAATAGGAAAAAGTGAATTATTTGAAGAACCAAACTTAAAAGAGATTATTGAAAGAGAGGGGGATTTATGTCAGAACATGATATTGTAAATAATCCAAGACATTATAAACTGGATGGATTAGATGTAGAAGTAATCGATGTGATAAAAGCAACAGTTACTGATTTTGAAAGTTTTTGTCACGGAAATATTATTAAGTATGCACTCAGGGCAAATAAGAAGAACGGGATTGAAGATTTGAAAAAAGCTAAAAAATATATAGAAATGTTAATAGAGGAGGAGTAAATGACGGAAAAAGAAATAGACAAAATTGCTGATAGAGTAGCAGAGAAATTAATAAAGATAAATAAAGCTGATAAATATAAAGAAACCGAAGCATTACTTCGAGCTTATCCAAATTACAAAAAGACTATTGAAAGAAACAATGAGCGTGTCAAAAAAATATTAGAGAATGGGTTAGGAGAAACAAAAAAGGTAAGGCCTGTTGAAAATGTTCAAGGGGGATTAAAAAAGTATGAGGGGCTTCCAGAGTTAGAATTAGAACGGATAGAACATTTAAAGTCTGAGAATGCAAAACTTGAAAAAAGAGTTATTAGAGTGGATAATGCTTTAGACGGAATTAAAGATGATAGATATTATGATATTATAGTTCTTAGATATTTTAATGAATGGACTATTGACGAAATAGCTGAAGATTTTGAAGTAGATAGAAAAACTATAGGAAGAAATAGAACAAGACTGATTAAGAAATTACAGTACAGTTTATTCCCCGAGGTTTTATTAGATTAGGCACTTGACAAAATGTCCCATTGGTGTCCCAAACGTGGTATTTACATATCCCATTTATATGATATAATATGTTATATTGAGATTTTTGTAAAATTTAACTTTGTCCTTGATACCTTTGAGTATCGGACTGCCAAGACAGTGTAAGAGCTGTCTTTTTTTTGTTCATAAATACTTTTAGTATATCGCCTTGTGATTCAGCAGTCGCTTAGAATTGCAAGGCACTATTATTTTTGAGGAGGTGGAGAACTTGACATGAAATTGACAGAGAAACAAAAAAGATTTGCTGATTATTATATTGAAACTGGGAATGCAACAGAATCTGCCAGAAGGGCAGGGTATAAAGGAAAAAATTTAAATAACGTAGCAAGTGAAAACTTGGCAAAAGTTGGTGTAAAAAGCTATATTGATGAAAAATTAAAGATTCTGCAAGATGAAAGAACTGCATCTGCCAAAGAAGTGCTTGAGTTTCTGACCAAATCAATGAGAGGTGAACTTAATGAGGAAATCGTAGTTGTTGAAGGGACTGGTGATGGAACTAGTGAGGCAAGGAAAATAAAAAAACAAATTGGATTGCGTGAAAGAATTAAAGGGGCGGTTTTATTTTGGTGAGCCTGTGATAGTAGCGAAAAACTCTTTACCGCTTTGTTTTATGGAATATACAGAACAAGATGTGGAAGATTCGGCCGCGTTTGAAATTACCACAAATTTAACCGTAAAATTAACCGTGGCGGTGGATTTGACTCGAGATTTAACTACGAATGCTAAAAATATTAATAGTTTTGAATAAAGCTGACAAAAAAATGGAAGAAGAAATAAAAAAAATAACAAATAAAGTAAAAGAAACATTAAAAAATAAAAATCTAAATATTTATGATGTAATACCTTTTTCTTCGAAAGAAAATTCAATAAAAGAAGAAAACTTTTTTAAAATTCAACAATTTTTGGATGTAATAAATCAGAATAAAATTAATAAAAAAGAAGATATTTTTGTTCAAATTAATAAAATAAAAAGAAAAATAGGACATGATTTAAATGAGCAAATTCAAAAAAAAGAAGAAGAGAGAAATAGAATTAATGAAATAATATTTAAATCA